GTGCCGCCGGAGCGGGTGAGCTGTCCGCGGTGGACGAGGAGGCGGACGCCTCCGAGGGTGATGCCGAGTTGCCGGGCGACCTGGTGGGCGGTGAGGTGGCCGGGCCGGATGATCTGCGACTCCATGCTCCCATGATGCGGCCTGCGGGGGTTTTCAGGGTCATTCCTAAGAACCCCTCTACGCCCACTACTTCGCAGGTGAGGGCCCACTACAGGGGGGTCTATGGCGGTAGAGACCCCCCTCTAGATCCACTCGCCGGGTAGGGGTGGTCAAGAGGGGGTCTCGTAGCGGGGGTTGTAGAGCCCTACCCCTCTACCGGGCGTTGAGGAGCTCGGCTGGCATCGCGGCTTCGAGGTCCTCGCGGCGGTATCCGGCGAGGTTCTTGCCGCCGATGTTGACCTGCTTGGTCATGCGCTTCACGCCGGCGTCCTCCAGCTCCTTGGCGAGGCGTTCGGCGTCCCAGTCGCCGTAGTCCTCGTCGAGGTTCTCCAGCCGGGCGAGGAGGTCGACGGTGTGGAGCTTGGGGCTGTGCCGCATGACGGCGAGGCAGTCGGACAGGACGGGGCTGATGGTGATGCCGGAGGCTTCGGCGATGACGCTGGGGTCGTTGGCGGCGTCGCCGGTGAGCTGGCCGCAGCCTTCGCGCAGGGCGCGGCCCTTGGCGCACATGGTGTTGAAGGCGGCGGTCTCCAGCATGTCGGCCTTCACGGTGACGAAGGATGCCGGACCGGTGACGAGGACGCCGACGCCCTTGTGCTCCTCGGAGAGGACGGACGCGTCCGCGCCCTGGGAGGCCTTGCTCTTGCCGAGGATCATGTCGGAGGACGTCTGGTCGGTGACCTGCGTCGAGTAGCGGATGGTGATGATCTCGCGGAGCTTGGTGGGCACGGACTTGGCGTCGGGGCGCTGGGAGGCGTAGTTGGAGATGAACCCGGCGGCGGGGCCGCGGCGGGCGATGCGCGCCATGTCGTTGATGATCTCCTCGCGCTCCTGGTCGTCGACGGCGAGGAACGCTTCCTGCAGCTCGTCGACGGTGAACAGGACGAACGGCATGTTGTAGCGCTTGACGATCTCGGGGGTGAGCTTGCCCTCGGGGCAGATCGAGGTGGGCAGGCCGCGCAGGATGGAGAAGCGGCGCTCCATCTCGGCGAGCAGCTCTTTCAGCAGGGCCCGGAAGGCGAGGATGGCGTCCTCTTCGGCGCCGAGGACCAGGCGGTGGGCGACTTGCCGCGTCTGGATCCAGTCCTGGCCGCCCTTGAAGTCGCAGACGTAGTGACGGACGTAGGGGTCGAGGAGGCCGGCGGCGGTCAGGAGGCGCTGGGAGAAGGTCTTGCCGCGCCGGGGCAGGCCTCCGAAGAACATCGACTGCCAGACGATGGGCAGGGTGACACGGTTGCCGCGGGCGTCCTGGCCGAAGGGGATCGGGTCCCAGATGGAGAAGGCGTCCATGCCCTCCAGGGGCGACGGGGTGGGCGGGGCGAGGTAGGGGTCGTCGTCGGCGACCCACATCGAGACGCGGCCTGCGTTGCCGCCGTGAGCTGCGCGGACGCGGCTCATGATGACCTGGATCTCGTCGACGCTGAGCTCGGCGGCGATGGCGGTCCGCTTGGCGAGGACGTCGGAGGCGGTCTTGCCACCGCCGCGGGGCAGGTCGAATACGACTGCCCAGCCCTTGCCGTCGCGGAGCGGCCCCATCACGCAGTTGACCTTGGGTCCGTCGTCGTCGCCCTTGCCCTGCTTGAGCAGGCCGGTGGCGCGGAGGGCGTCGTTGAGCTGCTGGGAGTCCATGGCGATGCGCAGGGGCGGGGTGCCGTGGTCGAGGATCTGTGCCTCGTCGGACCAGCCGATGGCGGCCAGGCCGCCGCACATCATGCAGCTGGCGGCGAGCTGGAGGCCGAGGGAGGCGTAGTTGAGGGCGACGGCCGCGGCGGACGCGAGGCCGAGCGCGGCGCCCCAGCGCCAGCGGCGGGCGAGGGTGCGGTCCCGGTGGGCGACCTGGTAGCGCTGGGCGACGGTGTCGTCCTCGGGCTTGGCCTTGGATTGGGCGGCGAGTGCCTTGACCGCCCGGGTGTGGTCCTGGGCGGCGAGGACGGGCCACAGGCGTCGTCCGCCTCGGAAGGCGCCGCGCGCGGAGTAGCCGACGACCTTGGCGCCGTACTTGGGGCTGCGGAGGGAGTGGTAGCGGGTGTGCCACCAGGTGACCTTCACGAACGCGCCGCTGTTGGCACGGACGGACTCCCAGTTGCGAGCCCAGGCGGGCAGGATCGGCGCGTCGGGGACGGTGAGCCAGTCGGCGAGAGGGTTGTCGGGACGGTCGACGGCCTCGATGTCTTCGACCGCGTCCGGCGCGTCCTGCCGTGCGTCCTCGGCGTCCTGGTCGGCGTCCTGTGGCGGCTTGATCAGTGTGTCGGTCATGCTGGCTCTCCGGTCGTTCTGTTGGGCGGTCCGGGCCCGGGGACGGCGCCGTGCTTGGCGGTAGGACGCCGTCCCCGGGGTGTAGCTACTTGCGTCCGCGGGCGTCCTCGCGCTTCTGCGCGTCCTCGCGGATGCGCTCGACGCGGTTCTCCAGGGCTTTGACGGGTTTGCCGCGGGCCTGGCGGCGCTCGATGCGGACGCCGAGCGCGACGACCTTGAGGATCTCGGCTGCGGTATGCGGGTCTTTGCTGGTGAACGCCATATCGGGGTCTCCTGAGCCGTCAGGTGGTGGGGCGGGGCATGGCGCGGCAGCGCTCGGCGTGGGCTTGGACGTCGGGCTGGAGCGCGGGGACGGCGGCGGTGATCTTCTCGTCCCGCTCCGCGACGGAGTCGGTGTAGAAGACGCGGGTCGACTTGCGCACGGTCCAGGCGCAGCGTTCGCCGCTGCACCGGGTGCGGAGGGTGCCGGTGTCGTACCAGATGTCGACGTGGGCACCGGCGACGGTGAGGTAGCGGGCGATGACACCCTCCGGCCAGGCGGCGGTGCGCTCGGTCATGTCAGGCCTCCGGGGTGGTGTCGTCGTCGGGCATGGCCTGGGCGATGAGCAGGTGGGTGCGGGCGATCGAGTCCCAGAGGGTGCCGGCGGCGGCGTAGGGGACGGCCTTGTGCGGGCCGTCGCCGCGGGCCGCGTTCTCCGCCCACCCGGCGAGCCGCTCGGCCTTGGTGACCGCTTCGTTCGCGAGCTCCAGGTGCGCTTCTCGGTACATGGGTTCCTCCTGGTCAGCGGTGCTTCTGGATGTCGCTCCAGATGGAGCGGAGAACGAGCGCGAGGATGGCGACGGAGATGCCGCAGATGGCGATGGCGATCGAGGCGAACGCAATGCCGACACCACCGACGCACACGGCGCCACCGATGCCCAGCCACTCGCCCGTGCTGCGGCCCTGACGGTGCGCCTGGTGGCATGCGGGCTGCTGGGCGGCGGGCTGCTGCTGGGCGAGCTTGGCCAGCTCGATGGCGGCGAGGGCGACCTGTACGGCGGCCGTATTCACCGCGGCTTCGGATGCCGCGGCCTCTGCCTTGGCGAGAGCGTCGCTCACGTGGTCCACCTCCGCAGGGTGCGGGCGAGACGCGGCCAGGCGAGGACGCCGACCAGGACGGCGAGGACGACCGGGTGCAGGACCGCCGTGGCGGCCAGGCCGAGGAGCGACGGGAAGGCGGCGAGCAGGCCGAGGAGGGCTCCGAAGAGCAGGCGCATCATGCTGTGACCGCCTGTCGTTCGGGGAGGGCGTCCGGGTGGAAGAGGTTGCGTCCTCGGGCGTCCTTGCTGTGGACGGTGAGGCGTCCGGCCGCCACCCAGGAGCGGACGGTGGACGGGTCGATGCCGTACTGCGCGGCGACCTGAGCGGACGTCATGAGGGGTGGCTCGGGCGGCGGTCCGTCCTCGGCGTCCTCGGCGTCCTGCCCCGTCCCGGGCGGGAGTTCGGGCGTCCCGGTGGCGTCCTGCTGAGGGTCGCGTTCGAGGGTGACGGTGGGCGGCTCGACGGGCTCGGCCGTGACACCAATTGGTGTCACGGGGACGCTCGGGGCGGGGTCGGACGCGGTCGCGTCCTCGGCGTCCCGGGCGTCCTGGTGGCCGTCCGGCGGGCTGGCCGCGAGGTGCAGCAGGTGGCCGACGACGGCGGGCGGGACCAGGCTCGTGACGGCGATCAGGACGGGCTGGTCGGCGATGACGTGCCCGGTGGTGATCAGGTGCGACACGACCTGGGCGGCCATGGCGAGGCCGAGGGCGAGGCAGGCGCCGATGATGGCGGACCAGCGGCCCCGGTCACCGCGGCGTCGGGTGGAGGCGACGGCGGCCGCGATGCCCGCGTAGGCGGACAGGACGACCGGCATGCCGTAGGTGAAGGGGTCGTCCCATCCGGCGGTCTCGGCGAGGTGGTACTCGCCGGGCGCGCACATGAGGAGGGCGACGCCGAGGACGATGGGGCGTCCGCCGGCGGTGAGTCCGCGGACCCACAGCGGCGCTGAGGGGCGGCGGCCGGTGTGCGGGGCGGTCCGCTTGAACGGGCGGGCCAGCCAGGCGACGGCGCGACGGATGCGGCTCACCGGCCACCCCCGGTGAGGATCGTGTCGAGCTGGTCGGCGAGGTCGCGCAGGCGGTCGGCGTAGGAGTCGAGTGCGGCGGCGAGCTCGTACAGGTCGACCGGGCCGAGGGTCTCGCCGAGCGGGTGGACCGAGACTCCGGGGGTCGGGCCGCCGAGCCCGGGGGTGGCGTCGACGCTGGCGTGCGGCGACTGGACCAGGCCCGCGGCGAGCAGCACGGCGGAGTGGAAGGTGAGGCTGATCTCCGGGCTGCCGTGGATGACGTCGACGTACTCGGTCTCGGGGTCGTGGTGGCTGTGCCCCTGGCACCACGAGGGCTCGGGGATCGTCACCGGGCCGCGGTCGATGGTGGCGAGGGTGACAGTGCGGGGCTCGGTGCTCACTGGTCCTCACCCGTCTCGACGCCGAGGGTGTGGAGCAGGATGCGGAGCGACTCGGTGATGTGGCCGTGGGCGTGGCTGATGGCGTTCGGGTCGCGGAAGTCGGGGCGGCCGTAGTTGGCGAGGCTCCGCTGGGCCAGGGCGATGGCGGTGTCGAGGGCGCTGCGCTCGGGCAACGGGGTGGTGTCGTCCGAGCAGGCGGGCATGGAAAGATCGGCCATAGCCGGATCTCCTCCTGGTCTAGTCAGGATGGCGTTCTCGGTCAGGCCCTTGGCTGGGACGGCAATCCCGGCCTTGGGCCGTCTTCAGTTGTGGGGTGTAGCTACGCCTGTTTGTTCTTCAGGGCGTTGATGGCCCGGTTGATGCCGGCCCGGGTGACGCCGAGTTCTCTGGCTACTGCTGCTTGGCTGCCGAGTTCGGTTTCCCCGTCGATGAGGGCCTGGGCTCGTTCGTCGGTGGCTTCCTGGTACGCCTTCTGTGCGGCGTTCTGCTTCTGGACGGCTGCGTCATGGCGCTCTCTCCACGTAGTCACGTCCCTCCTAGTACCGGAAGCGGTGGCCGTTCCACAACTGTAGCCAGGGGTGGCGACGGATGTCAACACCCGTGGCGACATCATGCCGACTCCTGCGGCTGGAAGTGCGCGAGCAGCAGCAACTCCTGCTCCGTCCGGTACGACGCCCCGCACCACCGGCACCGCACCGCCTCGCCCGGCAGCCGGGACAGCACCGCACCGCACACCGCCCCGTCCGCCGCGGCCACGCACAACCCGAGCCGCTGACGACGCGGCAGCGGATCCCCGACGAGCGATCGGAGCTGGGCCTCCGACTCGCGGACCTCGCGCGCCAGATCGCCGGCCGCCGGGTAGTGGACGACGATCCACTCCAGCTCCATCGCCAGCCACCGGCAGTCCGCGGCCAGTCCGGCCCGGGGCGGGGCCGCGTGCTGCGGCCAGCGCTCCCGCTGGATGTCCACCCGCCAGGAGTGGACAACCTCGCCCGTCTGGTTGCCGTGGATCTCGTCGAACACCGCCTCGTTGATCGGCGACCTCGGACCGGCGGCCGACCGCGTGGCGACCAGCTCGCCGAATCCGGAGCGCGCGGGCACCAAGTGCATGGCCAGCTCGGCGTCGAGGTCGGGCAGCAGGCCGAGGCGCCGGACGAGGGCAACCGTGTCCCGCTCACACAGGTATCGGCCGCCAGCCTCGCCCTCGCACAGACCGCAGGCGTGCACGGCTTGATCGTTGAGGGTCACGTCGGCTCCCTTCTCCGGTTAGTCGCTGATCAGAACGGGGGCTCGTCGCTGTACCCGGCGCTGTGCCCGGTCTGCTGCTGGCCGGCCGGGGCGCCCCAACCGCCACCCTGCTGCTGGCCAGTGACGCTCTGTCCACCAGGTGTTCCATTTGGAACACCTGCCTGCCCGCCGCTGCTCGGGTTCTTGGTGACCTTGGCGGTGGCCCGCGCGAGGGTCGGGCCGACCTCGTCGACGTCGATCTCGTACACGGTCCGCTTCACGCCCTGGCCGTCCTCGTAAGACCGCTGCTTCAACCGGCCCTGCACGATGACGCGGACGCCCTTGGCGAGGGACTCAGCAACGTTCTCGGCGGCCTGTCGCCACACCGAGCAGGTGAGGAACAGGCTGTCGCCGTCCTTCCACTCGCTGGTCTGCTTGTCGAAGACTCGCGGGGTGGAGGCGATACGGAACTTGGCGACGGCGGCGCCGGCCGGGGTGAAGCGGAGTTCGGGATCATCGACCAGATTGCCGACGACGGTGATGACGGTCTCGCCTGCCATGGCGGGCTCCTTCTCGAGGCGATATCTGCGTCCGTCAGGCTGACGGACGCAACTGGCGGGTGGCGGGCCCGGCCGCCGCGTGGACGACCGGGCCGGGGCGGGTCAGGGCATGTCGGCTGCCATCGCGGTGAACTTGGCGTTGGTCTGGTCGGCCAGTTCGGCGGCGAGGCGGTAGAGCGGGCCCAGTTGGTAGGCCGGCACGTTCGTGTGCGACACCTGACCGTTGACGTAGAACCAGGTAGTGACGAGGTCGAGCAGGCTTTCCGGGGTGGGTTCGACCCCGTAGGCGGTGCCGTCGGTGTGGAGGCTGTCGAGCCAGTGGCGGAGGTCGGTGGCCATGGTGGGGAGGCCGCTGTTCTCGCAGACCCAGCAGGGGCAGTCCTCGTCGTCCTGGCGGTGCTTGTCGTGGGTGTCGCAGGTGGCGTCGTCGCATTCGGTGATGAGGCGGCCGGCGGTTTCGATGTCGTGGATCTGGCGGTCGAGGTATTGGCGGATGGTGGGCATGGCGTCGTTCCAGAGGGTGGCGATGCCGAGTGCGGTGGTCTCGTCGAACGCGGTGAGTGTCTTCGGGTCGAGCACGTTGGTCTCCTCGGTGGGATGCTGGGTGGGTGGCCGGCCCGGTTCCCGCGGGCCGGCCGTTCTCGTGCGCGGGTCAGGCGGAGCGCAGGCAGTTCGAGCAGGTGTCGGTGATGCTGTCGGCCGCGGCGTCGGCCTCGGTGAAGCGCTGCTGGCACTGGGTGCAGCGATCCGTGCAGGTGCAGGCGCTGCCGTCGGTTACACAGCCGTCGTGGACCGGGCAGAGGGTGGCGCAGAACGCGGCCATCTCGGTGTCCGTGCGCTCCTCGACCATGGTGTGGGCCTTCTTCAGCAGGCCGCCGATGTAGTCGGCGCGGTGGTTGTCGAGGGTGATCTCGAAGGTGCGGCCGTCGCTGAACTCGAAGGTGATGTAGACGGTGTCGTCGGGGTCTCCGTCGTCGTCGGTGTCGCCGATCTGGATGTTGATGCTGTGCGGGTCGTTGGGGCCGGTGACGACGCAGGGTTCGGTGGGTCCGTCGAGCTGCGGGGGTTCGGTGTTCTCGGCGGTGTGGACGAGGGTCAGGTGCTGGGTCACGGTGGTTCTCCTTCGGATCGGCCGGCCGCCGGTCGACGGCCGGAAGAGAGTGGACGGTCAGGCGTCCTTGCCGGGGTCGTGGTTGGGCCGGTAGACGACGTGGCGTTCGAGCGTCGTGAACGACTCCTCGCTGAGGCAGAACGGCGGGAAGCCGGGGGAGTTGTCGACGAACGGCAGGAGGATGTCGTCGCCGTCCTTGTCGGTCGTGGCCTTCCAGGCGATGACGGGGTCGAGCCCTTCGTCGCCGTCATCGTCGGTCTCGCGGACGTACCAGCCGGGACTGGCGGGGATGAAGTCAGGCATCGTCTCTCCTCGGCGAGCGGGAGTTGTTTCCCTTTTTTCCATGCCATGCGGGGATGGGGATCGGGTTGTGAGGTGGCCCGTCGCTCACGGTCCGCGCATGTTCACCACCCCCATTGATTACAGAGAGTAATAATTACTCTTTAAATTGGCTTACGGGGAGACCTGTAAGTAATCAAGGCCATGCCTCGGCCTCCTCTGAGGCATGGAATTAATGGAAAGAACTCACCCGGCCTTCGCCTTGAACGTCTCCGGGTGCGCGACGAAACGAGCTTTCGGCGGCCGGCCGCGAGCCCCGTCCTCGCGCGGCGGAGGGTCGATCCTCCGGACCCATCCGGCGTGCTCCAGGACGCCGAGAGCGGCGTCCACGTCCTCCATGGCCGTGCACCACTTCTGGCCCCGCACGGCCTTCTCCACGTCCTTCGCCGCGAACCGGCCGCGCTGCTCGACACGGCGCAGCCAGTCCAGGACTGCGCGGGCCGGGCCAAGCTTGGACTGCCGCTCCTCTGACATCAGGTCAGCGACCAGGCGCGCGTGCTGGATCAGGTACGGCACGAGGGAGATCGCGTCGTCCATCACCTCGCCGCTCACGACCAGCGTGGTCGGCTCCTCGTACAGCGCGAGCACCGCGGCGATCCGCAGGACTTGGCCGGGCAGCTTCTTCGCCCACCCCTCGACGGCCGCAAGGTCGCCGTGTGCCTTGTGGCGCGGCTCCAGCGCTTCCCAGAACGAGCGGAACAGATCCTGCGCCTTCTGCTCCAGGCTCATCACCCGGTACTCCGGATCGTCGTGGATTACCTGCATCATCCGGACGACAGCCGCGCTGTACGCGGCGCTCACCTCGGCCGGGATCGGGTCGCTGTCGTAGGTCCGCTCGCCAACTCGGCTGGTCGGCATGGCGAAGATGAAGCGGGCCATGAGGCCGCGGGCCTCGAAGACGTCGCCGGTCTCTCCCATGCCGGTGAGGAACCCGGGCTGTACAGCCAGTCCGAGGCTGAGGTTCGGCCGCTTGAGCAGGACGGGCGGCCCGCTCTTCCGGTTCACGGAGTGCGTCTCGTGGCTCCAGGCCTTGAGCACGATCTCGGGGTTGGCGGACTTGCTGTACCGGCCGCCTACGTTCCCGAGGAACGACCCTTCGGTGGACAGTACGGCGAGCCGTTCGCCCTGCTCGGCGATCAGGTCGATAGCCGCCTCGGGCGTGGTGTCGTCCGCGACCAACTGCGTGTGGACGAGCGGGTCGCCGAGATCCTCTAGCTCGGAGTAGGCCACCTCCAGGTTCTGCTTCGCCTTTGTGCGCGCGACGGAGTCTTTCGCCTTGATGACCCGGGTCTCGGCCTCGGCGACGGACGCCTCGACCATCTTCCGGTTGCGCCGGTCCCGGACGACTGCGACCTTGTCGGCCTCCCTGCGTCGTTCCTCCTCCGCGTAGATCGGCTTGCCCATCAGGCTCAGGGCGGGCGACTTCATCTCTCCGGGCGCGGCGACCGGCATCGTGTACAGGGTGACCGGCTCGGTCCAGTCCGGCTTCGGGCTCACGGCCCGGCGGCCGCCGATCGCCGTGGACGCAACGGCCATGCCGAGCCAGGCGGGCAGATCGACTGGCACCTGAAGGCTGGTCGCTACTGCCTGTGCCATGACCCCGATGCCGCGCAGGCGGGCGGAGTCGAGGGGCAGCGGGGCCGGCGGCGCGAGCGGGACAGCGTCCTCCCAGCCCTGACTGTCCTCGGCGTGGACACCGGACGACCAGTCCGGTTCCTTGACGTCCTCGGCCCAATTCGGCTCCTCGTTCACGCCTGCCCCCGATCGGCAGGGTGAGGGACGGGGGCCCACGCCTGCTGGAACTCCGAGTCCTTGTGACCGGCGGCGAAGTGGTCGTAGGCGTCCTTGCCCGTGAGGGCCTGGACCACGTACACCGTGCGCGCCAGGCTTCGGAGCGACTCGACGACCAGCTGCGCGTGCTCGCGGCCCTTCGGGTCCCGGTCGGCGACGATGGTGACGTCCGCGCCTTCGAGGTACGCGGCGTGTTCGGCCGTCCACTTGCCCGATCCGGCTGCGTTGCAGGTCGCGGCGAGACCGTGGTCGACGAGCGCGTGGACGTCCTTCTCACCCTCCGCGATCCAGATGACCCGGTCGGCTTCCTTCGCGGCGAGCAGCTCGGGCAGCCGGTACGGAACGAGCGGTACGAGCCGGTTGCCCTGCTTGTCGTTGAGGGACCAGCGCCGGCCGGAGCGGTTACTGCCGTCGGGCCTCCACTGGGCGAAATCCTTCTGGTCGCAGCGGGTTACACCGTGGACCACCGCCCCGTTGGCGTCGCGGTAGACGTACTGCGCGACGCGCTTGTGCCCGCGGTCCTGGCAGGGGATCCATAGGTCGTCTGCGGGCCGGTCGCGGGTCTGCTCCAGCGGCTCATCGAAGAGGTCGGCCTCGGTCCATCCGATCGCGGCGAGGAAGTCCGTGTTGCCGTCGCACTTGTGGCAGTGGATGACGACCCCGCCGTTGTTGCCGCGCCGAACGGCAACGGTGTCCGGGGAGTCCCCGTCGTGGCAGACACCTTGGACGCGCAGGGCGCCGCCGCTGAACCGGTGTTGAAGACCGAGGTCGCGGACGCGGTCGGCGAGCTTGTTGTACGCGATCCCGTCGGTCACGCGGCCACCTCCGGGAAGTAGTACGTGCCGGTCGGGCGGCCGACGCACCGCGAGCGTCGGGGGCAGACGCGCGGGGCCGAGGCGAGGCCGGCGGCGTGGACGTGCTGGCTGTCACAGAACGAGCAGTCGACGACGAGCAGCGCGCGCGGCTCGCCGTCCTCGAACTGGGTGTCGCGGTAGGCGACGAGGCGGGCCGCGGCGGCGGCCATGCCGAGAGCAGGCGAGGCGGGCTGGATCTCCGTCTCGTCGTGCTCAATGTCCTCCCCGAAGAGCGGGAGGACGGTGGTGGTGCTGTTCACGAACGTGCTCTCTTCTACGAGCGGGGCCAGTGGTGTTCGTGAGTGCGCAAGCAGCCCCGGGCCTGGGGGTGGGCCCGGGGCCGCTGCGCTTCCCCGGTCAGCCGGAGTTGCTCCGCTTGGTCTTGGCGACCTCGTCGCCTACGGCGATGACCTCGTTGATCCACCGGCGTACGGCGGAGAGCACCGCGACCGGGGTGGGCTGTTCTTCGAGGTGGCCGCGGATCGAGCCGAGGACGATCTCGTGGCGGCCTCGTTCCGAAGCCCTCTTCAGGTACAGCTCCTCGGGGATGAAGCCGATGGGCTCGTCCGGCGGGCAGTCGCCCGGGGTGTAGTCGGTCATCGAGTTCCTCCCACTACTTGGGCGACGGACGCGACGATGTCGGTGGTGTGCCGCTCGCAGGCCGGGAAGTCGTATCGGACGCCGGGGCCGTCGAAGGTGCTGACGACGTTCTCGGCCTGCGCCGGGCAGCCGCCGCAGACGTAGCCAGGCTGCCTGTGCAGGTCGAGCGGGCATTCGCACCACGTGCACTGCTGGCCATCGGCTGCGGTAATGGCCACAGTCACGAGACTGGGATCCGCTGCTGCGTCCCGGGCGGTGGCCAGCGTCTGGTCGGACAGAAACGTGTCCAGCGGAGTCCGGGTCACTCTGAGCCTCCAAGAACCTGCGCGTCGGCCACCACGGACCGGGTGGAGTTGCGGGCAGCAGCACGGCCGTGGCGGCATTGCCTGCACTGGCGCCCACCGTTGTCCGGGCGGACGTAGGTGTTGGCAGAGTCGAAGGGATGGCCGCGCAGACAATGCGTCTTGGAGCCGTGGATGGACGCGAAGGTGTGCGGTGACCGGCGCTGGTTCTCGCCGGCGGTTACGGGCTCCAGGTGGTCAGGGTTGACGCAGCGCCGGTGCTGGCAGTCGTCCCCACCCGTGCAGCGGTCATCTCGGTTGTGGCACCGGTGGTCAAGAAGCATGCCGTCGGGGACGGGTGCGACCCGGGCCTCGTAGACCACCCGGTGGGTGTAGGCCAACACGCCGTTGGTGCGGATCTGTCCGTACCCGCGGCTGTTCACCGTGCCCGTCCAGACGATGCAGGCGTTCGGCCCCGCCAAGCCTCGCGCGAGCACACGGTCAGCGGCGGTGGCTTCCGGGGACAGGAACGTGTCCTGCGCGGTACGGGTCATGACTGGCGCTCCCGCTCGTCCTCGGTGTCGTCGTAACCGAACTCCAGCCAGCCACCCGGATTCGGGCGAAGCTGGACATCGATCGGGGCCACGCCCTCGGTGGTCACGAGGACCAGGCCGCCGGGCCCGGCATGCAACAGCGCGGTCTCGGACTGCGCCTTCAACTTCCTGACACGCTCCTGCTCGTGCTCCTTGCGCGTCTCCGACCCGTCGTCGTCGAGATCGGTGTCGGTGGGCCAGGCCGTGACCGGGTTGATCCCGATGACCGGCTCGATCCAGGAGGCGCAGGTCTCACAGATGGGCAGGCACCGGCAGTGCAGGGCGCGGGAGCCGGCGGGCTTCCAGCCCTCGGGCGCGATCTCCGGGGTGAGCGGGTCGTGGCAGCGGGGGCACCTGCCGTTGCTGATGTCGGTGGTGATGACCTCGGCAACCCGGACGGACAGCTCGGGGATCGCGGCGTGGAGGCTCTTCTCGAAGGCCTTCTCGAAGACCTCGCGGGCGGCGGTGACGACGCACTGCATCCGGTACGGGTGGGCACCGGAGAAGGTGCGGATCGGCTCGCTCATGCGGCTGCCCTCCGGTCCTGGGGCTGGAGGAACGCGGCGCGGATGACCGCTCGCTGGTAGTCGTCGAGCGGCGGGGCCTGGTCGACGATGGCGTCGATGCGCGCCCAGTACGCGGCGTTCCGTGCGGGGTCCTCGAACCGGACGGGACGGTCGGCGCGGGCCGGGCGGCCGGAGACGTCTCCGGCCGCCGCGGTCTTCTCGGAGGCGGTCACTCGCCCGCCTTCTCGCCGAGGGCGGTGCGGAGCTGGTCCAGCGCGGCCAGCGCGGCCATGCTGTGCGGGAGGAGGACGAGCCCCGACTCCCGCCAGACGACGATCTGTCCGCCGAGCTGGTCGTCGGCGCTCTCGTTCGCCCGCGCCACCCGCAGACCGTGTTCCTTGGCGAGGCCGACGACCATGGCCTCGACGAGGATGTCGATGACGGGGTCGACGTCGTTGGCCTCGACGAACATCTCGCCGAGGACGTTCAGGCACTTCTCGTACCGGGCGTCGTAGAGGCCGGCGTCCTTGGCGGCCTGCCTGTCCAGCTCGATCTGTGCGAGCGCGCGGGTCACCTCGGGGGAGCGCTCGGGCTGCGCGGGCTGGCTGAGTTCGGCCGTCATTCCAGCGGCGATCGCGGCGGCGGTCTCGGGCGTGTAGTGCTCGGGGAGGGTCTTCCGCATGGCCTGGTCGACGACCTCGGGCAGGGCCTCGATGACCTTGTCCCGGCTTGCGGTGAGGATGCGGTCCGCCATCTCGTCGGCGGGGGACGTGCCCGGCGTCATCGTTGACGCTGTGGCTACTCTGTTCATGGAGCTGTTCCGATCTCTTCTTGCAGGGGAGTGCGGATTGCTCGACTGGAGAGGGGCGGGTACCAGCCGCCCCTCTTCGTCGTTTCGGCGAACGCTCTCGGGTACCAGCCGTGGGCGGTGCCGTTCTTTTCGGAGAAGCCGAAGAATCTAGAGGCAGACGTGCCTGCCTCCGGAGTCGGCGGTTACGCCGCTTCGGCGACCTGCAACACATCCGCCCAGCGGAGGGCTGACGTTGCACGAGGCGTTGTGTGCCCCTGCTCCCAACGCGAGACCGTGGACGGACTCGCGCCGAGGGTCTCTGCCAACTCCCTAAGCGAGATGCGCTGTTCGATGCGAAGGCTGCGCGCGTCACCGCTGGCTGCAAGCAGCCGCATGTGACTCACCCGCCTCATCTGCTGCGGTGTCATGCGGAACATGAAACACCTTCCACAGGCGTTGCACAACCCTCCTGGAGGACGTTGCACAACTCCCCTGGCATTCGTTGCGCTTCCGTTCCGCTTAGGTCAGACTGCTGGCATGGGTGCTTTCGAGGTGGAGAAGACGCGTGTCAGGCGCAGAGAGGGCGGGCGTTGGCCCCTCGTTGAGTTCACCGTGACCGCTCCAGACTTCCCTGACGTGGTCGTAGAGATGGCCTACTCCCTTTCGGGTGGCATCGGCTTGCAGTCGGTGAAGATCTCTTCGGCCACATCTGAGGCAGAGGAGGATGCCAGGCCAGTCGCTCCGGGAACGGTCCGGAATCTGCCTCTGGCCACCTGGGACCGCTCGCTGGTGATGCGTGTGTGGTCTGTGCTCCGCCATCCAGCGAACCCGGATCTTTACGCCCTTCTTCCGCACATGCCGCAAGTGAAGGGGAACTATCTGCCAATGGCGGCTGTCGAAGAGCTGTATCCAGGCCTTGCCGAGGACGAGACGAAGGCGGGGAGCCGTCGGTACGAGAGCATGCTGCGCCTAGCCGACGTGGTGCGGAGATACGCCGATTTCATCCTGGCCGGGGAAAAGAACCCCACAGGGCTTATCGCGGACCAAGAGGGGGTGAAGCCTGTGACGGTGCGATCGTGGCTCCACAGGGCCAAGGCTGCGGGCTTTTATCCGCTCTTTGGGCTGGACGATTCATCACGCCGTAATCCGGACACGTGATCTGAACGCACGGAAAGTCCCGACAGGGGCGGAAACGCTACCGATTCGCGGCCGACAGCGTCTTGCGACGCTACGTGGCAGAGCCACTATCCGCGCTTCCACTCGAACTTCACCGCGTCGTAGTCGAAGTACCCGCCGTCGGGCATACGTCCCGACCGCGGCTTGACCAGCGTGACGACGAGTGCGGCCCGCAGCACGTTGCGCTTCTGCTCCAGCTCCAGCGCCTTCCACGCCTTCCGCACGTCCGGCGCACCGACCAGGGCGACGAGCGGGTCCACCGTCGCCGCACGGGCCAACTGCCGCGTGACGCCGTCCAACTGCGCGCGCGCCGTCTCCATGCCCTCGGTGAACGGCACCAGCTCCAACTGCCCCGCACCGAACAGGCCCGCCAGGTCCGTCATCCGCCGGCGGATCCGCTCACTCTCAGCCTGCAGTCCGGCGACGTCGACGTCCTTCGGGCCGGGCAGCAGCAGTTCGTGAGCGTCGTCCCGTGACAGCCGCTCGACGATCGTGTCCTCGACGTACTGGTCGACGATCTCCGCCCGCCGCCCGCCCCCGTGGCCAGTAGCGCATTTGTAGCTCGGGTACTGCCGCCCGCCGGACTGCGTCACCGTCAGGCCGCGCCCGCACCCGTCGCGGCCGCACAGATACAGCAGCGACCCCAGCCACTTCGGCTGAGCGCCCGGCGTCGTCCGTCGCGAAGGATCCATCAGGACCGCCACGACCGCCCTGAACTTCGCCTCGCCGACGATCGGCTCCCACTGCCCGCGCCCGACCTCCTCGCCCTTGTACACGGCGATCCCGGCGTTCCTGGGGCGCATCAGCATGTCCCGCATCTCGACGTGCCCGATCCGATTCCCGCGGGTGGTCGTCACGCCCTTGTCGGTGCACCACTTCACGCACGACCGGATCGATCCGCCCGAGAGGATCGTGTCCGTCCACACCCGCAAGGCCTCGGCCTCCTCGGGCAGGGCCTTGCTCGTGTCGAGGACGGGCACCTCGTTCTCCTCGCCGGTCTTCCGGTCGACCCGCTTCTGCGTCTCCCCGGTGGGCACGCCCCAGCCGAACGGGCGGATGCCGCCTGCCCATTCGCCGGCCATGGCCTTCTGCTGCCGGGCACGGGCGACGCGGTGGCCTTTGTGCTCGGACTCCTGGCGGGCGACGGCGCCGAGGATCCGTGCGGTCATCCGACCGGACGGTGTGGCGAGGTCGATGGTCCCGGCCTGCACGGTGTGCGTGGCGACGCCGCGGCGCTCGGACAGGTCGATGTATTTCTCCAGCTCGGTCGGCGAGCGGTGCAGCCGGTCAGTGTGCCAGGCGATGACGACGGTGGCGGTGCCCTGCTCGAGGTCGTCGAGCATGCGCAGGTAGTCCTTGCGCTTCTTGCCGCTGTAGGCGGAGACGTCGTTGTCGACGTAGGTCTCGACGACGTCCCAGCCGTTTCGTTCGGCGAGGGCCTCGCAGTCCTGGCGCTGCCGCTCGACGCCGAGGCCGGCGCCCGTCCGGTCCTGGCTGATTCGGCAGTAGATGACGGCGCGGGTCTTGGCGCCTGCGGCAACGTCCACGGCCGCGCGAAGAGTTGGGCTCATACCCCCGAGTGTGCTCCCTCAATGGTGTCACCGTCTCGGGTTCGGGAACCCCAATATGGCTTTGTGCCACCACTAAAAGGATCTTGCTCGAA